AAGAACTGTTCACACTGTTCACCTTTCTTTTTTCTCCTTTTATTTCATAGTGATAGGTGGTGAATAATGGGTGAAGGGTGAACATTCGATTCTTCACCTCCGGCATTCTGCCGGTGTGACTTGTGCAGGGGATTAATTTCCCGTGCTGAAATCACACCGGAAGAAAAAAGTTTTTTTTGATTTGATTGTTCACACTGTTCACCTTTCGTTTTTCTCTTTTAATTTCAGTGTGATAACGGGTGAATATACGGTGAAGGGTGAACAGTGGATTGTTCACCTTCGGGGGATTCAGGGATAAAAAAAGACCGGCAGATGCCGGTCAGATGAGTCATGATGGTCAGGTTGTTGCAGGGTCGTCACATTTTGGCAGCCAGTCGCCGTAGCTTTCCTCTTTCAGCGTCAGGTTGGTCTGTATCCCCTGTTTGGTATGGCGCTTCTCGTAATTCAGTCCGTATTCCTTCAGCATCACCGGCAGCCCCAGCCCGAACATTTTCAGACTGAGTACATTCCGGTAGCCGTTTGCCTCCATGTAGGCCAGATAGGCGTGATAGAGGTATTTACGGTAATTACGCGGGATGATACTGGCGTTCCCCATATACATGCCGCTGGTCTGCGGCAGGGTTTCCAGATAGCCGATAAAATCAAACGTCGGGTCGGCATCCCGTTTGATGTTCAGTGCCTCGTCTGAGTTCTGCTGGGACTGAAGCAGTGACCGGGCGAGCATCGGGTCGCTGAACTTCTGCATCAGGTGACGCACGATGACCGCCAGCTCGCGGGTGATTTTGTCCTTAAGCTGCGGGTCGCGCTCCTGCGGGGCTATCTGTTCCGGGAAGTGAATAATCACCCGCCGGCGTGACACGCCGCCGCTGCGGTCGGTGAAGCGCATCGGGTTATTGTTCACGGCCAGAATCACCGCCGGGATGTGCGTGGAGTACGCATCCCGGTATTTCGGGTCAACGGACACTGCATCGCCGCCGGTGATGGCCTTGAGTCCGGCTCCGTCGCCGCTCCATTTTTCCTGGTCCGGCAGGCGTATCAGTGAGAAGCCAGTTAACGCGGCACGTTCACGCGGGGATTCCAGCGTCTCGATGGTGGCCGACGTGGCGTTATCCTCACCGGCCAGCAGGGTGGCGATTTCGGCCATGATACTTTTGCCGCTGCCGCCGGGACCGGTCACCTCCAGAAAGAGCTGCCAGTCGTAGCGGTTTGCCAGCACCATAAACAGTGCGGCCAGAATCACGTCGCGTTTTTCCGCACGGCCACCGGCGGCACGGTCAAGCCAGCGCCAGAACGCGGGGGCGTGGGTCTCCAGCGTTTCACCGTCCACCGGCGGGGTGAAATCCACATCGCACAGGGTGCGCATCCAGTGTGACGGACTGTGCGGATGGAACGTGCCGTTCTGCGTGTCGAGCACGCCGTTACGAAAGCCAATCAGGCGGCGGGAGGGGGCTTCCTGCTGCGGAATAATCAGTTTCAGGGTGTCCACCACGGAGGCCACCTTCCCGGAGGAGAACGGCGCGCGCAGACGCTGAAACAGCCCGGCCACATCCCGGGCAAAGTCCTGTGGCGGCAGCACCTTCCAGACACCATTTTCATAGCGGGACAGAAGCTGGCCGTTGGCATCGACCGCGAGCGCCTCGCCGTAATGCTCATAGATACGCATGGCCTTTTCGCTGGTACTCATGGCGGAAAACTCTGCTTCGCTCATGGTGTCGAACGGGCTTTCAGCCGGTGGCCGGATGGCATCGTAAATGGCCTTACGGGTGGCCTCCCCGCCGTACTGCGTGAAGGCATCATTCCAGTCACCGAAGACCGGCGGCAGGGCAACAACGCCCTCACACGCATCTGCGGCTGCGGCGGCTTTTTTCTGGCCGTCACCGCTGAGGTCACGGTCTGCGGCAAGGACAATCTGACAGGCCGGATGCTTCTGCCGGGCAAGGCTGGCCAGAGAAAGGAGGTTCACGGAAGAAAGCGCCACCATCACCGTTTCACCGGTCAGGTGATGCACGGTAAGTGCGGTCGCGTATCCCTCCGCTATCCACAGACGTTTTCCGGCCTGATTCTGTCCTTCAAGGGTGTGACAGGTGCCCCTGACCTGTCCGCCTTTCAGGGTGCGCTTACGGCCGTCAGCACTGATTAACTGAAGGTTAACCAGTTCGCCGCTGTCGTCATACAGTGGCACCACAAGGTCACCGGCGCGCCAGCTCACGCCACCGGCTCTGTGTGTGCCGGTCAGCATCCGGCATTCCCGGCCGGGAAAGCCCTTGCGGGTCAGGTAGGCGTTACCGGTTCCGGGACGGGTTTTTGCCATCAGGGTTTGTGCCAGTGCGGCGGCGTTCTTCCGGGCAGCGTCTGTTTCAGCAACGGCGGCGGCCGTCACTGCCGGGTCAGCCGGGGGCAGGCTGCCGGTCACGGCAGCCACCTTTGCGGCCGCGTCGGACGGAGAGACACCAAACACCTTTCCAACCAGTTTCAGGCCGTCACCGGCACCACACTGATTGCAGTACCAGGTGCCGCGCCCCTCCCTGTCATCAAAACGGAAGCGGTCACTCCCGCCACAGACCGGACAGGGCTGATGACGGTTTTTCAGCACCTGAATCCCCAGCGCCGGGAGAATACGCGGCCAGTGGCCGAGCGCATGGCTGACGGTGGCGGTTACGTTCATTTTCATGGTGTTGTTCTCCTTCAGTGCAGTACCGGCGCTTTTATGTGACGGGCACAGAGTTCATCCATCACAACCAGCCCGAGAAAGGACAGCGACGGCGCGGCCTTCAGGGGGCCGGATTCCATTAAATCTTCCAGCAGGGCACAGGCTATCTGACGCCCTTTTTCCTCACCGTGCTGGCGCAGATAAAAGCCTTCCAGCTCAGCGGCGATGGCCGCCTCCAGTGACTCAAGGGTGAGATGCGGGTAGCGGTGCTGACGTTCGCACACGGTCAGCCAGGCACAGGCGACAGCGCGACGGTAAAGGGCAGCACGTAAGACGGGCGGTAAGGGTGTTTTCATTTGTTTTCCTCCCTGTGACAGATGACTGCATTCCGTGCCGGTTGCATTAACTGATAAGGCATATCTGCGTCTCCTGAAGACGTGCGTATCCCTGCGCGAATACGCACATTTAATTTTTCGGGTGTCGTTTTTTAATTACAGATAATTGCGGTAACTGTTATCCGGGGTGATTTCCGGGTCAGGCTCCGTGCGGGGAATTTCCCGCCATTCCCGCGCCACCGGTGCCGCCCGGCTGACCGGAACAGGGGCCTGCGGGTAAATATCCAGATATTTCTCCCGCCATTTCTGTAATTCCGGGTCTCCGGCCATTTCTTTCAGTACCGCATGCCGGTTTACGGGGCTGCGTTTAAACAGGTCAGGACGGTCACAGGTAAATTCCCGCAGAAAACGCCCCAGCGGGATGTCTGTGGTGCGCCCGTCAGCGAGGATACGCACAAGGATACTGAATTTACGGCGGTACGGGTTCCAGACAATGTCCGGGCAGCGGTACGGCATTTCCCACGGAATACCGTCTTCCAGAATGCCGACCACGGCCACATCGGGAAAACCGGCAGAACGGTAAATCTCACCGGGCTGGGGAAAATCAAACATGCGTCTTGTCTCCCCGGTCTTTCTGCTGGGCGAGAAAATCGCGGCACAGGCCTTTGGCTTTCAGCTCATTCAGCACAAAATCAATATCTTCATTCAGGTAGCTGAAAATATGCGGAATGTAGAGCTGATGCAGGCCGGAGAGTTCACGGTGAATCAAATCACCCCCAACAAACTGGGATACGGCGCTGGCGCGGTTGAGCTTATGGTAAGCCTCAATGCTGAGGTGTTCACGGGCGTCATGACGCGCTGAGACGGTCTGAGGGGCTTTTTTATTACGCACGGGACACCTCCACCACCGGCAGACGGGCAGCAAGGGAGAGCACATAGTCACGGACAAGGGAACGGCGGGCACTGCGTTCATCACCGGCGACGGTGCGAAGCATGCAGATACGGGGATGACGGTCTGCGCGACGGACAGCCGCAAACACAAAGACAAATTCAGGGTGTGAAGGGGTAAGGGTTGTAGCCATGATGGCAGCCTCCGTTAGATAGCAGGTTACGCTATCGCCGGAGTTTCCACGCTCGATGGCGATAGCCCAGACGGGGGTGGAAATACCGGCTCTAACGGATACCGGCCAGCCCGGAGGCTGCCCCGCCTGAGCTACCATTGACTCTGCGGCATAATGAGCGGACGCGGGCAGGATGCACGGAGTTCCATCTGCTCGACTGACCACACACCACACCATAATCTGGCGCTCTGTGGCGTTGATTGCGACACAAAAAAAGACGCATGGCGCGTCATATGTCGCCGTTAGATTGCTCGGGTTTCCACGCCCGGCTGCCGATTTTGCGACAGCGGAAAAACTATATCCGCAAATGCCGGAAAAAGGCAAGCCAGAAAAAGGGACTTTTTGCAGAACAGGCATCATCATGCGTCGTACCCCCGTTTGCGTCCGGCAATGCGGCCGGCCATCCATGCGGTGACTTCAGAGTGCAGCCAGGCCACATTTTTACCGCCAAGACTCACCTGCGGCGGAAATTCCCCCTTACGGATGAGTTCGTAGATGGTCGAGCGTGACAGGCCGCACAGGTGCATCACTTCCGGAAGACGTAAAAAACGCTCCTGTGTGATGTCCGGCAGCGGCATCAGTGGCGTCACAGGGGCGGGAGACGGGGAAGAAAAAACAGCTTGCATCGGGCTACCTCGTTAATGTCCATACAGCACCGGATAAGTCCGTCCGGCTTCGGGTAGCGCTTTATTTTGTGAATATTTTCGGCAGACGCAACAGGGGGGATTTGTTCCGGCAGCCTTACAATGGCTGTGCATTTTTTGTACATCAGCGCCAGATAGCTTTAAAACGCTCTGGAAGGAGCTGGAAAAAATTATAGTGAAATACAAATTGTTTTTTCTTATTTATTTCAGTGAATTAATAAAAATAAAAAGTAATAAACAGCACAAAAAGCCCATCAACGGGTGAACAGTGGTGAACAGACGGTGAACAGTCATTACTGCGATTGTTCACCCTTTAACTTACTGTATTACTTATCTTTTTTCTTATTGTGAACAGAGGTGAACAGTAAAATATAAAAAAAAACAAACAGTAAGCCGGTTTTTCCTGCGACCTTTTCCTGGCTTGCCGGTCTGAGGATGAGTCTCCTGTGTCAGGGCTGGCACATCTGCAATGCGTCGTGTTGTTGTCCGGTGTACGTCACAATTTTCTTAACCTGAAGTGACGAGGAACCGGAAAATGTCTGACAACACCATCCCTGAATATCTGCAACCCGCGCTGGCACAACTGGAAAAGGCCAGAGCCGCCCATCTTGAGAACGCCCGCCTGATGGATGAGACCGTCACGGCCATTGAACGGGCAGAGCAGGAAAAAAATGCGCTGGCGCAGGCCGACGGAAACGACGCTGACGACTGGCGCACGGCCTTTCGTGCAGCCGGTGGTGTCCTGAGCGATGAGCTGAAACAGCGCCACATTGAGCGCGTGGCACGCCGGGAGCTGGTACAGGAATATGACAATCTGGCCGTGGTGCTGAATTTTGAACGCGAACGCCTGAAAGGGGCGTGTGACAGCACGGCCACCGCCTACCGGAAGGCACATCATCACCTTCTGAGTCTGTATGCAGAGCATGAGCTGGAACACGCCCTGAATGAAACCTGTGAGGCGCTTGTCCGGGCAATGCATCTGAGCATCCTGGTACAGGAAAATCCGCTCGCCAACACCACCGGCCATCAGGGCTACATCGCACCGGAAAAGGCTGTCATGCAGCAGGTGAAATCATCGCTGGAACAGAAAATAAAACAGATGCAAATCAGCCTCAGCGGTGAGCCGGTTCTCCGGCTGACCGGACTGTCAGCGGCAACACTCCCGCACATGGATTATGAGGTGGCAGGCACACCGGCACAGCGCAAGGTGTGGCAGGACAAAATAGACCAGCAGGGAGCAGAGCTTAAGGCCAGAGGACTGCTGTCATGATTTACTGCCCGTCGTGTGGACATGTTGCTCACACCCGTCGCGCACATTTCATGGACGATGGCACCAAGATAATGATTGCACAGTGCCGGAATATTTATTGCTCTGCGACATTTGAAGCGAGTGAAAGCTTTTTCTCTGACTGTAAAGATTCAGGAATGGAATACATTTCAGGCAAACAGAGATACCGCGATTCACTGACTTCTGCCTCCGGCAGTATGAAACGCCCGAAAAGAATGCTTGTTACCGGATATTGTTGTCGGAGATGTAAAGGCCTTGCACTGTCAAGAACATCGCGGCGTCTGTCTCAGGAAGTCACCGAACGTTTTTATGTGTGCACGGAGCCGGGCTGTGGTCTGGTGTTTAAAACGCTTCAGACCATCAACCGCTTCATTGTCCGCCCGGTCACGCCGGACGAACTGGCAGAACGCCTGCATGAAAAACAGGAACTGCCGCCAGTACGGTTAAAAACACAATCATATTCGCTGCGTCTGGAATGAGGGCTGCCGGTTAACCCCGGCCGTCGCCGCACACCGTATTTTTATTCTTCAGCATGATGAGAAAGAGATAACGATGGAAAGCACAGCCTTACAGCAGGCCTTTGACACCTGTCAGAATAACAAAGCAGCATGGCTGCAACGCAAAAATGAGCTGGCTGCGGCCGAACAGGAATATCTGCGGCTTCTGTCAGGAGAAGGCAGAAACGTCAGTCGCCTGGACGAATTACGCAATATTATCGAAGTCAGAAAATGGCAGGTGAATCAGGCCGCCGGTCGTTATATTCGTTCGCATGAAGCCGTTCAGCACATCAGCATCCGCGACCGGCTGAATGATTTTATGCTGCAGCACGGCACAGCACTGGCGGCCGCACTGGCACCGGAGCTGATGGGCTACAGTGAGCTGACGGCCATTGCCCGAAACTGTGCCATACAGCGTGCCACAGATGCCCTGCGTGAAGCCCTCCTGTCCTGGCTTGCGAAGGGTGAAAAAATTAATTATTCCGCACAGGATAGCGACATTTTAACGACCATCGGATTCAGGCCTGACGCGGCTTCGGTGGATGACAGCCGTGAAAAATTCACCCCTGCGCAGAACATGATTTTTTCGCGTAAAAGTGCGCAACTGGTATCACATCAGTCTGTGTAAAACTCCCCGAAAATCCGCCCGTTTTTACTGAAAAAAGCCATGCATCGATAAGGTGCATGGCTTTGCATGCGTTTTCCTGCCTCATTTTCTGTAAACCGTGCCATTCCCGGCGCGGTCTGAGCGTGTCAGTACAACTGCATTAAAACCGCCCCGCAAAGCGGGCGGGCGAGGCGGGGAAAGCACTGCGCGCAGTATAAGAATTAAATAGGTATGGATTTTAAAATCCATCAAGTAGCTGATTGATACCATTGCTCTCATCACAATTTATTTGCTCTAACTCAAATAAAGCACTGTCGTACTTTATTTGGGGAGTGTTTTCAAATGACAATAAAGATTCGATTAGTCTTATTTCTTTATCTTTATTTATGTCTTTAAGTGAGTCTAAAGTTAAATTGAATTTAACTTCGGGTTGTTTTCCTACTTCCATCATGATATTTGACTCCAACTCTGGATCAGTATTGAAGAATCGATGTGTCTTATGGAAATAACTAGGTTTTCTTGATTTTAAAATACTTAGTATATCCGACTTGATAGTGCTTTCCCGTGCTATCACAAGCCAATGGTTGGCAACCCCTGTGATGGTGGTAATGATGTGGGAGCCATTTTCACTTAGTTCATTAAAGGCTCTTAAGTCACCCTTGAAAAAATCATTTAGCAACTCATTTTCTTTATCTTTATCAAAAAGGTAAATTATTGAATTGCCGGCTAATGATATTTCAGCCTTGGTTTTTATAGTATCGCAATTAAATTGCGCGGTCTCATTTTTTAATTCTTCGTAAGATGATTTTAAGTCTAAAAGCAAGCATTTTATTATACTTGATCTGAAAGATGAGTAATCAATATCAGCACAAAGTGAAAATAAATTTCTGTGACGAATGGATTCAGGGCTGTAATATAGCTTTGTTAATATTTCTTTTTGGCGTTCTTTTGTGTCACGACAGATAAACATAGCTGCAAAATATTCCATTAATGATTTGTGTGACCAACGAATAATAGCGCCTTCTTTGACAAATAATGGAACGGTTTCAATTAAGTCCTGAATAAAAAGAGATGGTGAAGTTGATATTCCGGGAATTTTTGAAATGATATTTTGCAATGTTATTTGCAGATCGTCTTTCGTAAACTCAATTTTACCTCCGTCTTTCAAACACCAAAAACCTAATCTCCTTAAGACCTGATGGAAGTCAGTGGAGTCTAGCTTAGAAAATTTTTCTCTAACATAACCAAGTTCTTTAGTTAAATCATGAGACTCATACAAAGCGTCAAATACTTGGCTATAAAATAACTCTCTTTTTCTTGGTATTATCGGTTTGAATTTATATGCACAAAATAATAATGAAACATAAAGAGGTGTGGATAAAAATTCATTTAGATTATGACCATTCTCCAGTCGTAATCCTTTAATTAATTGAGATGAAATAGGGCCACGTCCATCATATCGACGTAATAGATCATACGCTTGATTCGTTTCTAATGGGTTGATTTTAAATCTTGAGAAACCATGTAGTTCTGATAAGAAATTATCATGACGAGAAGTTATAATTATTTTGCTTTCTGAGAAATTATTAGCAAAGGTACTTAGTAAATTTACGATCTTGGATTTGAGTTGTTGTGGGATTTCATCTATGCCATCGAAAAGATAAATAAAAGGGATTTTTTTGAGGCAGTTGTCTGAAATGTCTTCTCCTAAACCAAGTTGATGTTTCACCTGTAGCGCAAAATCATAATCTTTAGCACGTCGTAATTCAATGTATATTGGAATGTATTCCTTATTAGCGATGCAATCTAAAGCAATTCTTTTCATTAGGGTGGACTTACCCATTCCTGCTGAGTCAGTGATTAATATATGATTGAAATTATCTAATAAATCTGCATTGTCTTTTATTAGGCATGTGTATGGTTTTTTTTTCATTATCGTAATAAATGCTCATTGGCTCATAAATATCTAGAAGCTCTACTGGAGTATTTTGAAAAGCTAAGGTATTCACAAGGGAGCATTGCCCTTTCACATTTGATAGGAAACGTTCAAGATTTTTATTCAAGAAGCGTGCTGCATGTACATCTATTAAATAATTACGAACACTACTTTCTATGATAGGTAATATTTTATTCTTAATAACCTCCTTTGCCCATGGAAGGGATGCAGAGACTAATACATCAAGAGATACTGGTTGCATGAATTATACCTTATTTTGGTAATGACTCCAACTTATTGATAGTGTTTTATGTTCAGATAATGCCCGATGACTTTGTCATGCAGCTCCACCGATTTTGAGAACGACAGC